CGCGCCTGCCGCATAAGTTGGTCCGCTACGCCGACCACGCCAGGCTGCTGCTGTCGCTCATCCTCGACAAGCGGTGCACCGGTCGACTGGACGCTGGCGACTGGGCGCGCTTGCAGTGGAACATACTCGTCAGATACATCCCCGCGCGGCAACTCGCGCCGCTGAAGATGTTCCTGATCGACCACGGCGCCCTGACAACACCCGACAGCTACTCGCCCGAGAAGCGGTCCATGGGCTATCGCATCGAGCCGTGTTTTGACGGCCCGCCGGTGCGGGTGGTGTTAAGGGACCGGCTGCTGGTCAGGAAACTCAGGGACTACCGAGCGGGGAAGGGCAAACAGCACGATGGCCCGCCGGCGGAACTCGTCGAGGCGCGGGGGCCGATCCTCGACGCGATGTGGGACGCACTTCGCAGGCTGCACCTGTCCGAGCCCGCCGAGGCGATACAGCGAAAGCTGGCTCCGGAGGGTCGCCGCGCGGACAACATCCGCCTCACCACAAACATCATCGAATACGGCGATCACGGACGTCCCACCATCGCCCCGCGAGGGTGGCGGGTCAACAGCGTGATTACCCACGCGGCCAGGGTGGTGAGGCCGTTCCTGAGATACGACGACCTGGTGCTTGTCGAACTGGATGTGGCCAACTCGCAGCCACTGATTCTGGCAGCACTGTTGCGTCAGTCACAGAAGCGCAAGACATACGTATGTGGCGCAAGACATATCGGTCCTGTCTCCGGGTGTTTGTCTTGTTCTCCGTGTTGTGTTTGCGGTTCTTCTGTAACTTTGCCCTGCGTGGATTTGCCTGATAGCGAGGTCGAGGAGTTCGCCAGGCTGTGCGAGGAGTGCCGCATCTACGAGCATCTGCAGGCCCGAGGCGGCTTCGCCGACCGCAAGACGGTCAAGACGCAACTGTTCAGCCAGTTGCTGTTCTCCCCGACTCACATCGATGGAGACATGACGCGGCTGTTCAGGTACCTCTGGCCGGAGCTGTTCGAGTGGATTACCGCGCTGAAGACCCAGTACGGCCACGAGTACCTTGCCATACTGCTTCAGCGGGCGGAATCGTCCATCGTCATCGATGGCGTGTGTGGGAGGCTGCTGCGCGAGTATCCGGAAATCCCGCTGCTGACCATTCACGACTCCCTGCTCGCGCCCCCGCGCCACGCGGGAACGGTCAAGCAGGTGATGGAGGAGGAGTTCGCTCGCCACGGCGTGCGTGCGACGGTAAAGAAGAAGGGACTCCATGCGGATGAACTGACGGGGGTGCAGAGATGACAGAGTACCTTGTCGCCCCCGCGAAGACGAAGCAGGACGTTCCCACACTGGCCCTGAGGCCGGGCCGAGAAGATGAAACGGTGAGAACGGGCAATCCAGAAGAGACGGTTGTCAGGCGGCAAGTAGCATGCTACAATGAGATCATGGCGAAGATGATCGAACAGATCAGGCGGGCCCTTGAGGCGAGCGGCAAGACGCGGTACCGCATCTCCCAGGAGTCAGGCATCTCGCAAGGTCAACTGTCTCGGCTGGTCAGCGGCGAGCGTGGCCTGACAGTTGACACGCTGGAGAGGCTGGCCGAGTGCCTGGGGCTGGAGATTACGATCCGTCCGAAGCGGCGGAAGAAGGGATAGTGTGATGGCGAGCGTGAGCCATGAGAAGAAGACAGGACGGCGCACGGTGCAGTTTGTAGGCGGCGACGGCAAGCGTCGGTCGGTGCGACTGGGCAAGGTGAGCAAGCGACAGGCCGAGGCGGCCAAGCTCCGCATCGAGGACCTCGTCGCGTGCAAGAAGACGGGGACAGCGCCGAAGGGCACGACGGCGGAATGGCTGACGAGCGTGCCCGATGTGATTCGCAGACGGCTGGAGCGCGTGGGGCTTGTCGAGCCACAGGAGCGGCGCGACTGCCCCACCGTGGCGGCATGGATACGTCAGTACATCCAAGGCCGAACCGACGTGAAGGCGAGGACGCGGACGAACATGGAGCAGGCCGAGAAGGACGCGGTGAAGTTCTTCGGCGGCAAGCGCCTTGACGAGATCACGCCCGGCGATGCCGAGGACTTCCGTATCTATCTCAAGGAACGGGGGCTGGCCGAAGGAACGCTCAGGCGGCACTGCAAGCGTGTCAAACAGTTCTTCATTGCCGCCGTGAAACGCAAGATCATTGCGGAGAACCCGTTCGCGGGCATCAGGTGCGGGGACTATGCCAACCCGACCCGCTATCGCTTCGTCAGTCGTGAGGAAGCCCAGGCGGTCCTTGACGCGTGCCCCGATGCCGAGTGGCGTCTGATCTTCGCGCTGTGCCGCTACGGGGGCCTGCGTTGCCCGTCAGAGGTACTGCGACTCACATGGGCGGATATTGACTGGGAGCGTGACCGATTCACGGTCCACGCCAGCAAGACCGCTCACCACGCCGACGGCGGTATCCGTCAGGTGCCGATCTTCCCCGAACTGGCCCCCTACCTGTCCGAACGATTCGAGCAGGCCGAGCCGGGCGACGAGTACGTCATCACGCGGTATCGAGGCGGCAGTGCGAATCTCCGCACGCAACTCCACCGCATCATCAGGCGCGCGGGACTGACGCCCTGGCCCAAGACATTTCAGAACCTGAGGTCCACCCGAGAGACCGAACTGACGGAGAGGTTTCCGGTGCACGTAGTCTGCAAGTGGATCGGGAACAGTCCAAAGGTGGCGAACAGGCACTACCTCCAGACAACGGATGAGCACTTCGCGGAGGCGGTGCGGAAAGCGGTGCAGAATCCGGTGCAGTACTCGTCGGAATCGTCGCGCATGGAGCGGAAAACGCAGAATCACGGCGCGGCCGATGGGCCAGAACTCGCTGGAATCACCCCGGAAAGCGAAAAAAAAGCAGTCCTCGGCGTGAACCGAGGACTGCTCCGACTACCCCCAAGGGGAGTCGAACAGGGCGATATAAGGGGTTATGAGAACAGATACTTACAGAATCCCCCGAAATCAGACGGTGCAGAATCCGGTGCAGAATCCACCGAAACGGGGCAATTGGACGCCGATCTTGCTTGCGTGGTCGATGCCTGGTCGACTCTGCCCGAGAACGTCAGGGCGGCGATCCTGAGCACAATCGAAGCATACAGGCGCGAAGGAAACAGATGATCGTCAGAGAACATGGAAAGGGTATGCAATGAGACAAGCACAACCGTCACCAACGGCGGTTAACGGTCGCCAATCCAATGGTCGATTCGGAGCAGGCAACACGTTCGGAAAGGGTAACCCGTACGCGAAGCAGGTCAATGCCTGGCGAGTGGCGCTCGCCGAGGCGGTTACGCCTGACGATATCACGGCAGTGGTCACAGTGCTGGTCCAGGAGGCCAAGGCAGGGCAGTCTTGGGCGGTGAGAGAGTTGCTGAACCGAACGCTCGGCAGAACACGGCAGTCCGTCCAGATCGAGGGGGCGGTGCAGAACGTTGAGTACTTCCCCGACGACTTCCTGGAATATCTGGACTGGAAGGCGGCCCGAACGGAGGTGGATACATGACCCCCAGCGAGTTCGTGGACTCCATCCTGGCCGATGAGGACCCGCAACGGCAGCGTCGGCGGATACGTGCATTCCTGGGATTTCCCATGGCCGTGAGGCAGAAGGTCGTTCGAGTCTATCCACCCGATGAGTTCTATGACCTCGTCTTCTCCGTCGCGTTCCCGGACCTCTCTGGAACAGACGCCCCGTTCTTTCGGGCACTGATGGGTTCTATGGCCCTTGATCTGCCATCCCCAGACGAGGAAACCGATGCCGACCGGGAAGCCGCCGAAAACTCGCGTCGCAAGTGCGAGGCCCTCGTGGCCGAGTATACCGCCGCCCCTGCAGAAGCAGCACTCGGACCTGACGTCACATGCTGACGTAAGGGAGATAAACAAGGTTGAGGCGATCAGGTGGCGCGGGGAACCCCGGCCCGCTGAAAAGGCAAGGCGCCGCAGGCGTCGTTGCTGCCCCTACAATGACGCAGTGGGTTACGTTTTGCCTGACAAGCTTGACATACGAGAGCGGCCTGCGTGAAATACTAGCTCAGGGATGTGGCCCATGCGATTGAAGGCGAGCCATCGAGGCAGAGGAGTCCCACGACAATGACACCTGCACTGTGCAACGCGATATCACCATTCGAGGAGATGGTATCCTACGAAACCCTTTGGAGCGTTCCTAAGGCAACAGTGAAGAGCGTGGCGGAACTGTTCCCCCAGAGCGGCGAGTCGCTGCTTCCGTCCGAGGTGCTGGAGCGACAGGCGGAAGAAACCCTGTTCGGCTTGCAGGACCTCAGGGAGAAGGTGGAGAGGTTCCTCCGGCCCCTGACAGGGTTCTCCGTCTGCGTGTATCGAGCATTCGACTATCCCGAGAGGTTGCGTGAGGCGAAGTACCCGCCAGAGGTGTTCTACTACCGTGGTGACATCGGCCTCATGGAGAGTCGGTGCATCTCGATTGTCGGGGCTCGGAGGTGTTCCCCGGAAGGTAGACGCAGGGCGGCCAAACTCGCCAACGGCCTTGTCGACCGGGGCTATACCATCGTGTCGGGGCTGGCCGCAGGGGTGGACACAGCGGCCATGACAACGGCCATTGAGCGCGAAGGGCGGACGCTGGGGGTCATCGGAACGCCCATCACCGAGTCGTATCCGCGCGAGAATGAGGCGCTCCAGGCGGAGGTCGCTTCCGAGCACTTGCTCATGAGTCACGTGCCGTTCTACCGCTACAAACATGAGTCCTTCAGGTCGCACAGGTTCCACTTTCCAGCCCGCAACGTGCTCATGGCTGCGCTTTCGGAGGCGACCGTCATCGTTGAGGCGTCTGACACGAGTGGCACACTCACGCAGGCCCGCGCCTGTCTCCAGCAGGGCCGGAAGTTGTTCATCCTCAACTCGTGCTTCGAGAATCCTGATATCACCTGGCCCAAGACGTACGAGGAGAGGGGCGCCATTCGTGTACGCGAGTTCGGGGACATCTTCTCATCTCTTGAGGAGGACGACGACTGACGTGGCCAAGCTCTGGACACTGATGGATCAGGTGGAATCCCCACCATGCTACCTGACCCCGGATGATTGCAGGAACTGTCTTTACGCCCGGGATTACGTGGCGGGCGGTGGATACGCGGCCTCCACCGCCAATCAGCTCATCGTGAACCTCAAGAAGAAGCCCGCACTCCGGGGCACCAATCAGTGGCCCCACAAGATCAACGCCCTCTGTCAGTTCGCCGACGAAGTAGCCAGCCTGTTCAAGCGCGAAAGTCGGGCCCACATCGCTTGCATTCCGGGGTCCAAGTCGAAGGATGACCCGGAGTATGATCCTCGCATGGACCTGATGCTTGAGCGACTGTCCTCACGACGCCCCCACCTCACCATCGAAGCTCCTTTCGCCAGGGCGGCGAGTGGGACGCCATGCCATACAGGCGGCAGCCGGGATATCGAGCGGCTTTGCGATGAAATCCAATACGGGGGAATGACTTCGGGAATAGACACCCTCATACTCATCGATGATGTCATCACGCGCGGGACGCATTTCAAGGCTTGCCAGAGGATCCTTTGGGAGTACCATCCCCGTCTGGAAGTCATAGGCATCTTCTGGACTCGCACAGTTCGGCCAAGCGGCATCGAGACGCAGTAGGCACGGCCCTCAGCCCCTTCGCGTCTCCGCTGGCGGCTGATGCTGTTCTCTGACGATCCGAGCCCGATACCGTAGCTACCATTGACACGAGACAGCTAGGGCGGGATATTATCGGGGAACACCTGGCAAGGCATTTCTGGGGCCGGACGAAAGGGCGAGAGATGACTCGATACGTTGTACTGGCCGGTTGCGTGCTGATCGCGGCGATGGTGATGTTCCCGCCATATCAAGGCGTTTACCGTCGCTCACGGACCACCACCACCCGCTTCATGGGATACTACAGTTTCTTCTCGCCCCCCGACTCCAAAGCGGTATGGGAGGAGATTTGGGATAAGTCATGGGACCGCGATTTCAAGGCGTGGGTGTCTGAGGACGGTCGCCCGGGGCGAACATGGGAAGACCATCATGAGTACTACACATCCCACATCGACACCGACCGCCTCCATGCCCAACTCGTCGCCATCGTCCTGATAACGTGCGGTGTCGCGTTTGCCTTTCGACAACGGGAACACAAGAGAACTGGCCCCGATACCAAACCCCCAGCTTAGTCGTTGTCGACATGGAGCGACTGGTGCCCGTTCATGCGTGACGGCCCAGCCGCTTGCTGGCGGGCGGCTCATGCCGATCTCGCACGACCCGCGCCCGATACTGCAACTGCGTCAACTCACCGCAACGGTCCTGCAACAGCCCGATCAGCCGCTCAAGTCTCGGCATGTTCGCTTCGATGAAGTGGCAGTTGCCTTCGTCGATCGCCTGCTCCAACTTCGCGATGAAGGGCTCGCCGTCGTGCCAGGGGAGTCTTGTACGCATGGTGCTGATACGGTCCATCATCCTGGCTCCTACAGGCTGCCGTAGTAGAAATACCGTCCGAAGTAAGACGGAGAAACCTCCGGCAGCTTCCGCGGCACGTCGGTGAGAACATGCAATGCTGCCTCCACCCACACTGACTCATAGAGCTTGTAGACCTGCATGGCGATCGCATCAGACTGCCTCTTGTACTCTCGCATGCTCATGACGCGCGCTCTATACCTCTTGTACAGTTTGCCATGTGCTTCATCCAAGGGTCTCCTGCGGTCGTATAGTTGTCGTGTCGCGGCAGTGGCGGCCCTGAGTGCCTGCCGGCTATAGCGCATGGTGACAGCCGGATCGGTGCTGCCCTTGCTGTAGTGGTGGACAATAACGCTGTTCAGGCCAGGCAAGGCAGGCCAGCAGCACGCGCGGCTCTCGCCCGGGAGGTACATCTTCACCATTTGGAGGATCACCGCAGGCATCGACAGGCGGTCGGTGTAGTTCGCCACAGTCTGGTCGTGGTACACGAGGGTGCCCGTGTCAGAGTCGTATTCGCAGGACACCCCCCCGAGCACTCGCTCCTCGGATACCAGATGGTCCCATTCGAGGTATGCCCGAAAGAGTCCAAGAGAGTCCGTGCGGTCTGGCAAAGCCCCGCTCAGTTGCACCTCGTAGCCACCGCTCCGGGTGGCGCCGATCCATATGACCTCCATGTCCATGTTGAAATCGGCCCGATCGTAGAACAGCCAGGCCTTCAAGTGATCGCCCCCACGCTGCTTCATTCGTGCCACCAGCCATCGCCCCAGGAGTTCGAGTTTGGCCCGTGGCAATGGATCGATGAGGATCCACGCGTAGTAACCACCAGACGCTTGCTGAGGTCCCTTCTCGCGCAGGAATTCCATCTTCGGAGGTGTGTACTGATCAGCGTTGTCCGTGCCGACCGAAGGTTGGGCGCCCCGAACGTCCTCGCTTTCCCGAGGTCTGTGAGCGGTGAACGTGGCACGAGCAATCAGGAACACGCTTATGAAGATCAGCGTAGCCCCAAAGGCGACAGCAAGCACGCGGGGCCTCCGCCAAGCGGGAACAGCACCGGCATCAGGCTCCTCGGCGGGGTCTGGGCTGCGCATCTCCCGCTCCCTGGCTTTCTGCTGGCGACGGGCTTCCTTGGCAGCCAGCTTCTGAATCTTGGACATGGGAACGTCACACAGGGCGCCGCAGCCAGGACACTGATCCTTGCCGCCGCCGACCGTGTCATCGCTTTCCAGCTTGGCCCCGCATCTCCAACACTTGTATCGGACCATCACTCACCCTTTCCCGTTCTTGCCCGGCCCCGGAGGTGCTGTCGGGCACGCACACAATTGTCGAGAGCGTCCCATCCCACGTCAACAGTGACGGCCGAAGCGGGCCACCGGGCGCGACAGGAGCGGCCCCAGACCCGTCTGTGCGCCCCGTCGCAGCACCGGCGGCGTATCACTTCCTCGGCACGTAGGCCGTCGCGTGCCCCTGGCGGATCATCTCGGCGCCGACATCCAGGTCTCCGACGTACACCTTGCACAGCAGCCTCCCGAAGTTGTCTCGCTTGCGAGGCCCGGGGAATTCGAGGCGCACCGTCCGGCCGTCGATCAGTTTCGCCAGGGCCGCGGTGGCCACCGGCCCGGCCGGATCGCGACGCTCCGGTGCATTGATCCCGAATATGCGGACGCTGGTTTCCTCGCCGTCGTAGGTGACCTTGAACGTGTCCCCGTCCACGACCCGCAGGACCCGGAATTTCCGGGCGGTGATTTCGCGGCAGACGTGCGGCGATCCCTCTAGCCGTGGCGACTGACCGCAGCCAGCCAGGAGTGAGAGGGCCGCGATGGCGACGACGAGCCTGTCTTGAGAGACTGTCATGGAAACGTCCCTTCGTCTTGCTTCTGCATCGAGACCGCACGCCCCGGCAACACTACTCCCGCCACTCGACAGGGCCAACTGCAAGGGGAAGGGCTTTGAGTATAGCGCGGAGGGCATCGAGATCGCCCGAGGGTTCCACGCACTTGTACGTCTTCAGCAGATCCGGGATGTCCCCCTGGTTGCCGTTCTCGTCCTTGAACAGCAGAGGGATGATCCGAAACTGTTCCGGCCTCTCGCGGGCTTCGGCAATGGCGTAGTTGATCTCGGCCGCCAAGTACTTCTCGTCCTTGAAATCGGGCGTGATGAAGAAGACGGCCGCGCAGGATTCTTTCATCCCTTTCAGTAGAGCCCTCTCCAACTCTTGCCCAGCAGGCATCGCGTCCTCATCAAGCCACGGATCGAAGCCGAGGGCTCGCAGCGTCTCTGCAAACTCCCGGACGTCGGGCTTGTTCTTGCCCTTGTGGCTAAGGAATACCTTGCGGTGACGGCTCATGAGAACGCCCTCTCTGGTGATTGCGAATCGGACGAAGGTGTTCTCGCGGAATCGCGGGACTCGGACGACTCCCTCCATCTCCAGTCCGGCCGCGGAGATCGCCTCATCTTCGCGCTCGATATCGACATCAGGCTCAAGATCGTATTCCCCGCCCAACCAGTCGACCGAGTGGCGCTCATCAAAGAACGAACGCAGGAATTCCAGGTCCACCCTCCACATGCGTCCCCGACATGCCAGCCAGGGCTCGTCATTGTGTGCAAGGGCATCTTCGACGTGTGCCAAGGCGTCCTTCAACCGTACGCGACCAGACAGATTGAACTCAATCGTCACGCTATCTTCGCCACGCATCCACCGGGGTGCGGACCTGCACGTCATGAGTCGCCACCGTGGGGAGGCGCCAATCCGACCGATGCTCTGTAGCAGGTAATGCATGGTGTCGATCCGCCATTCGGCGTCTGCGGTGGCTGAGGTCGCTGTTGCCCTTTCCCCGGCTCTGATATGACCTGCCGGTATCTTCCCACCATTGTCCGGGGCGGGGCGGGGCGTGTCAACAGAGGGTTGTACTGGCCCCGATCCCAGCCGTACAATCCATGGGACACCGCTTGCGGCGGTCGTGGGCGGGAAGTCAAAATGATGCATTTCAGGGAGTCCGTGGGATGAGCGACAAGAAAGACAACTCTGGTAAGTACGGAGCTTATGCCGCTGGGGCCGGTGCGGTAGCCGGGGGAACGGCGGCAGTCGCCGGAGTCATGGCGGGCGGGGCCGCAGGCACGGCGGGTGCCGCAGCCTTGACCTCGGGGCTGGCGACAGTCGGTAGCGTGGTCGGGGGCGGGATGCTGGCTGGAATCGTCGTGGTGGCCGCCGCACCTGTCGCGGGCGGGCTGGGGGCATTCGGTCTCTTCAAGGTGTACAAGAAGCTGGCGAGTTAAGCATGGGCAGAGTCACACACAGAGCGGTGATGAAGGCGTTTCTTGGGAGGCGTGCACGGGTATCGCACGATTGCCTGTACATAAGCCTCGGAGGAACGTTGATGGTAGGGGGCAATGTCGTGGCGCGTCATACCGAGAGAGGGATATCTGTGTCAACCCCGAAAGGCCCGTGGACCGCCGAGCGCCTTGAGGAATTCACGGAACTCTGGCGGTGACGGTGACGGGCCTACTCGCCGTCAATCGCCGTCTTCGTCCGGGGCCGGGCCCGGCACGACCCCGGATGCGATCTCCTCGGCCAACTCGCCAACGTCCACTTCGACCTCATCGTCCCGGACCGCCACGATGGCCTCATGGCATAGCGCGTTCAATCCGTCCGGGCCGACTTCAATCCTCGCATGCCCTCGCACCAGCTACTCATCGTAAAGCCCCGTCACACCGTCCTTCATCTCTTCGAACGAGACGTCGGCGTACATGTTGGCCGTGGTGGCCGGACTGGCGTGGCCGAGTTGCTTCTGGACCTGGCGCAGGTTCTTCGTCTTCCGAAGCAGGTGGGTGGCCAGCGTGTGCCGCGCGCAGTGGATCGACAGTTCCTTCGGCAGATCGGCGTCGCGTATGGCGCGTTTCCATATCTGCTGAAGCCCTTGGGCCGTCAGGGGGCCGCGCTTGCCGACGAACAGGGCGTCGTCCTTTCCAGTGGGCTGGTCAACTGTCGCCTTCCACGCGATGAATTCGGCTAGATGCTCGGCGAACTCAGGGCCAATGGCCAACGTCTCGGTGGTCGGCTTCTTCCGCTTGAGTCGCTTGACCTTCAGACACGACCTCTTCAGGTCCACGTCGCCGACCTTCAGCGCGGCGATCTCGCTGACTCGCAGGCCGGTTGATAGAGCCGTATCGACGACGGACCAGGCCAACACGCCCCCGACGCGCCCGGCTTTCAGGTCTCGAACGGCCCTGTTCTCGGTGATCGCCCTGAGCAGTTTCACCTCTCGCTCGTCCAGATATCGCTCTCGATCCATTTCTGTGCCCCTTTATTCAACAGATTATAGACTCGATACAATAGATTATACGCGACAGGAAGCCGTTTGGCAATGCCTATTCGATATATTATTGGATAAACATATCCAATATGGAGGGTTCTGTAGGGCCAGTCATATGGGGGAGTGATGGGCAGAGCGGAAGGTCGGGAAGGCCGGGGTTCAGCCGATTCCCTGGAGAAGCTCCGAGACGGAGACGCCGAAGGCGCGGGCCAGGCGGCGCAGGTTCAGAGCGGCGAGGTTCCGTCTGCCCCCTTCCAGCGTACCGATGTACGTACGATGCAGACCGCTGCGGCGAGCAAGCTCCTCTTGGGTCCAGTTCCGTGCGGCGCGAAGCTCCCGGATTCTGCGACCAATGGACCGAAGGTATTGTTCGTCACTTGCCATTGCATTGGCAAGCTACCCCGTGCATACTATCGGTAACACAGAATCGGAGTAACAATCGATGAGGCTGTGTGAGTGTATGCAAGGGCCTCGCCAACTACGGACGACAACGGCGGGCCAGCATTGGTGGTGTCGAGATCGAAGAGACTGGCATGGCATTTCGTGGCCGGGGAAAGGATGAGACATGACGCGTTACCTGATGCGAGTTGGCTGCGTGCTGCTCGTAGCCATGACGCTGTTCCCGCCGCATGAGGGCGTATGCGTTCGTGCAGATGACACGGAAGACGGTACTGGCAGTTCCGAAGACCGTCCGCAGGGGATGTCGGCCAAAGAACTCTTCGCAAAGGCTTCGCCAGCCGTTGTGCGGGTCGTTGCCTACGGGAAGGACGGCAAGCCGGTCGCCTTGGGCTCTGGTGCTTTCGTCTCGGCTGACGGGAAGGTCGTAACGAATCATCACGTCATCAAGGACGCCAAGGCGGTGAATGTTGTCCTATCCACCAACGCGAGTCTCCGGGTCCACAAGATACTCGCCCAAGACATCGCGGCTGACTTGGCGCTGCTTCAGACGACCGGGCAGAAGGTCGCGTTTCTGCCCTTGGCAAAGGTTGTGCCTGCTATCGGCACACGGGTGTACGCCATCGGCAACCCCCAGGGCCTGACCAACACCATCAGCGAAGGAATCATCAGCGGCGTCAGGAAGCTCAAAGAGATCGACTTCATACAGACGACAGCACCCATCAGCAAGGGATCGAGCGGCGGGCCGCTCCTGACAACAGCAGGGGAGATCATTGGCGTTACGACGTTCATGCATACTGGAGGTCAGAATCTCAACTTCGCGTCGCCCCTCGATCGGATCAGGCGCCTCTTGAGTGGAAAGGGAAGTGAGAGACTGCTCGGTAACACTCCAGTTCCGCACAAGCCTCCCGCGCAGGTTAAGACCTATCCATCTGTCGCCGCCGTCGCCCGAGACGCACCGAAGGGGACGGTGACCAATCTTCCTTTGGGCAGCATTAGCGAGGATGCGGGCAGGGTAATGTCAAGAAAGCTACTCGACAAATGGATCAAAGAAGAGCTCATCGGCCACAAACTGCGATTGCAGAGCGTTACGTGGGACAAGCCCGAGGTTAAGGAACCCCGCTCGAGTTCGGACACCTTGCGCATCCGCGCATACTGTAAGGAGAGATTCAGCGGCTACACTCTCTATATCACGGTATATGGATTCTTCGAGGCCTACACTCGCCCAGACAGGGTTTCCAAGGCCAAGTCGCTGCTATCTCGCAGGCCAGGAAGTCGGGTGAGCATCGACGGGCGCATCGAAGGGGCCCATTTCAGCGAGGGGAGCGGTTCAATACGCCTGTGCGCCAAGTACGGAGTCACACGAGGGTCAACGACGGTGGAGATTCGGCCAAACCACTATGGGTCGCGTGTTCCCGAGTTCACAGACAGAAGAGGCGTCAATGTCTATATCTGGTTGGATGACTGGAATGTGCCAGCAGCACCGGCCCGCCGAACTGTGGACAAGCCAGTGCTGCCGAAGCCGAAGCCGCCACGCGAACTGACGCCGGAGGAACAGGCCAAGGGCAAGCTCAGTATTGCGCAGTCCTACCACCAGGCTGGCTTGAAGGACAAGGCCCGTAAGATCCTCGAATCCATCCTTGCCGACTATCCCGAGACGCCGGCCGCGAAGAAGGCCAAGGAAGAACTGAAGCGTCTGGAGTAGCCGATGAAACCGATCCTGCCCCTCAGGTGCTTGACGTGGCGAGCAAGATGACTGGCAGGACCGTCAAGGCTGATGATTCGGTCGGCCGAGACGGACGTATAATCTGATGAGGAGACAGAACATGGACGCGAACGACGCGATGTGCGGGATGCTGGCCGACAAGGGCTCCGCCGAGATGAAGCGGCTGTTGAACAGCAACCGGGCGAGGCAGGAGTATCGCCGGGAGTACCTGAGGGCCGAGGACCCGTACGCGGAACTGGACAGCCAGGAGGCCGCCGAGCTGGCGTCGGTGAGCGTGAGCCGGATGGAGGCCGCAGCGAAGACGTACTTCAACCTTCCCCCGAAGCACCAGGAGAAGGTCAAGGCACTCCTGAAGGAGAGCGAGGGGAATCCCAGCGAGTTCGAGGAGGAGTTGGAGCCGTACGAAACCTTCCCGGTCTGAACCACATCATTCAGCCTGAAGAGGCTTGCTGGCCGGGCTATCGTGAACCCGTGTTCCGGCGCGGCACTTGTCCTCGCCGATCGCGCGCCGTACAATCCTGGTCGCGCAAGGTAATTGTCACCGGGAACACCTGTTATGCCCACGGGGACACCTGAATCTGAGGCCCGTCGGAACATTGACCGGCAGCTTGAGCTGTGCGGCTGGACGGTACAGGACCATTCGGCCATGAACATCTCGGCGGCCCTGGGCGTGGCCGTGCGGGAGTTTCCGCTCAAGACCGGCAGCGCCGACTACCTGCTCTACGCCGACGGCAAGGCCATTGGCGTCGTCGAGGCCAAGCCCGAGGGCCACACCCTGAGAGGCGTGGAAATCCAGTCGGCCAAGTACGTCCAGGGGCTTCCCGAGGCCCTGCCGCACTACCACCGGCCCCTGCCGTTCGCCTACGAGTCCACCGGCGTCGTGACGCAGTTCACCGACGGCCTGGACCCCGATTTCCGCAGCCGCGAGGTCTTCACGTTCCACCGCCCCGAGGAACTAATCCGCCTGGCCACCCTCGACCGCCAGCTCCGCGCCGCCCTGCGCGACCTGCCCGACCTCGCCCCAGGCCGCCTGTGGCCCGTCCAGGCCGAGGCTATCACCAACCTCGAACGGTCCCTCGCCGCCAACCGCCCCCGGGCGCTCATTCAGATGGCCACCGGCTCCGGCAAGACCTACACCGCCTGCTCGCTGGCCTACCGCCTGGTCAAGTTCGCCAACGCCAAGCGCATCCTGTTCCTGGTGGACCGCAACAACCTCGGTCGCCAGACGCTCAACGAGTTCCAGCAGTACGCCAGCCCGCACACCAGCTACAAGTTCACCGAGGAGTTCAACGTCCAGCACCTGCGGCGCAACGCCATCGACACCGCCAGCCGCGTCTGCATCACGACCATCCAGCGGCTGTACTCGATGCTCAAGGGCGAGGACGAGTTCGAGGCCGACAACGAGGAAGGCTCGATGTTCGAGTCCGGCTCGCCGCTTGTCTCCGAGCCCCTGCCGGTGGTCTACAACCCGGCCATCCCCATCGAGACGTTCGACTTCATCATCGTGGACGAGTGCCACCGAAGCATCTACAACGTCTGGCGGCAGGTCCTGGACTACTTCGACGCGTTCCTGATCGGCCTGACCGCCACGCCGACGGCCCAGACCATCGGCTTCTTCGACCAGAACCTCGTCCAGGACTACTCCCACGAGAAGGCCGTCGCCGACGGCGTCAACGTGGGCTACGACGTGTACACCATCGAGACGAGGGTCACCAAGGAAGGGGCCGCCCTGAAGAAGACCCCCGGCTTCTTCGTCCCGCACCGCGACCGCCGCACGCGCCAGAAGCGCTACCACGAACTCGACGACGACCTGACCTACACTGCCAACCAACTCGACCGCGACGTGGTCAACGCGTCACAGCTCCGCCTGGTCGTTCGGACGTTCCGCGACAAGCTGCGTACGGAGATATTCCCCGGTCGCACGGAGGTCCCCAAGACGCTCGTCTTCGCCAAGATCGACCTGCACGCCGACGACATCGTCAAGGTCATGCGGGAGGAGTTCGGCAAGGGCAACGACTTCTGCCAGAAGATCACCTCCAAGACGACCGGCAAGAAGCCCGAGGTCCTGCTCAACGAGTTCCGCAACTCGTACAACCCGCGCATCGCCGTCACGGTGGACATGATCGCCACCGGCACGGACGTCAAGCCGCTGGAGTGCCTGCTGTTCATGCGGAACATCAACTCGGCGGCCTACTTCGAGCAGATGAAGGGCCGGGGCAGCCGTATCATCAACCCCGACGACCTCCAGTCCGTCACGCCCGACGCGAAGCACAAGACGCACTTCGTCATCGTCGACGCCGTCGGCGTCTGCATGAAGGACAAGACGCACTCCAAGCCGCTGGACCGCAAGCCGTCAGTCTCGTTCGAGAAGGTCCTCCAGACCGTCGCCCAGGGCGTGGTCCATCCCGACGTGGTTTCCACGCTGGCGGCGCGCCTGGCCCGCCTGGGCCGCGAGATCACGCCCGACCACGCCGAGCAGATCGCCTCCGCCGCAGGGGGCAGGTCCCTGGAGGTTCTCGCCGCCGACCTGCTGACCAGTATCGACCCCGACGCCAACGCCGCCCGCGCCGTCGAGGCCCTGTCCCTGCCCGAGGGCGCCGAGCCCACCGACGAGCAGATCAGCGCCGCCGAGGCCGAGGCCATGGCCGAAGCCCTCAGGCCGTTCCACGACCCGAAGCTGCGGGAACTGGTCCTCAACATCAGGGCCTCCCTGGAGCAGATCATCGACGAGGTCACGCAAGACAGCCTCCTGTCCAGCGGGTTCGACGCGGCGGCCACCGACAAGGCCCGGTCCGTCCTGGCCGACTTCCGGCAGTTCATCGAGGACAACCGGGACGAGATCGAGGCCCTCCAGATACTCTACAGCCGCCCGCACCGCGCGGGCCTGCGCTACCGCCACGTCAGGGACCTCGCCGCCAAGCTCGACAGGCCGCCGTTCTTCGTCAAGCCCAAGGACCCCGCCAGCGTCCTGCGGCTGTGGCAGGCGTTCGAGGCCGTCGAGCCCGAGAAGGTCACCGGCCAGGCCAGCAAGATCGCCGACCTCGTCGCCATGGTGCGCCACGCCATCGACCCCGACCAGGCCCTGGTGGCCCGCGACATCACCGTGAACCAGCGATACGACCAATGGCTGGCCGACCAGCAGGCCGCCGGCGTGACCTTCACGCCCGAGCAGCGCCTGTGGCTCGACGCCATTCGCGACCACATTGCCAGCAGCCTGGCCATAGAAACCGACGACTTCGACACGGTCCCCTTCAGCCAGATGGGGGGCCTCGGCAAGGCCTACCAGTTGTTCGGCGACGACCTGCCCACCATTCTTGAAGACCTCAACAGGAGCCTGGCGGCATGAACGGACTTCCAGCAGGTTGGTCATGGGTACGTCTGAAGGAACTCGCCTCGGAGATGTGCCTCGGGAAGATGTTGGACAAGAAGAAGAACCAGGGAACGCTCAAACCCTACTTGCGGAACGTTAATGTGCGATGGTCTTCCTTTGATCTGACGGACCTGAAGGAAATGCGATTCAAGCCGGGCGAGGGAGAGCGCTACGGCCTGCTTCCAGGCGACTTGGTTATCTGTGAGGGCGGAGAGCCGGGCCGCGCTGCCGTGTGGGCCGGCCAGTCAGAAGACGCAAGGATACAGAAGGCACTTCATCGAGTTCGCTTTGACCCAGCGGTCTACTTGCCACACTTCGCCATGTACTACCTGTACTTTGCTACGTCCACAGACCAATTGGCCTCATACTACACTGGCACCACGATCAAGCATCTCACAGGGAAGTCGCTGGCCGAAGTACCTTTCCCTCATTGCCCTCCTGCCGAGCAGCGTCGCATCGTCGCCAAGATCGAGGAACTGTTCTCGGACCTGGACGCGGGCGTGGCCGCGCTGGAGCGGGCCAAGGCGAACCTGAAGCGGTACCGCGCGGCGGTCCTGAAGGCCGCCGTGGAGGGCAAGCTGACCGCCCAGTGGCGCGCCGAGCATCCCGACGTTGAACCCGCCGACCAACTGCTCGCCCGCATCCTGGCCGAACGCCGCCAGAAGTGGCAGCAGGACCAACTCGCCAAGTACGAAGCCAAGGGCAAGAAACCGCCGAAGAACTGGAAAGACAAGTACAAGCCCCCCGCCGAACCCGACACCACCAACCTGCCCGACCTGCCCGAAGGATGGTGCTGGGCAAGCGTGGGACAGATTGGCAACGTTCAACTGGGCCGACAGAGATCGCCCAAGAATCGCTCGAAGGATTACCCAACGCAATATATCCGTGCGGCAAACATAACAGAATCAGGGCTCGATCTGAGCGATGTTCTGGATATGGAATTCCGCCCTGAGGAAGCTGAACGATATCGGCTACGCGCAGGAGATATCGTGCTTTCGGAGGCTTCCGGCAGTCCCGATCAGGTAGGAAAACCTGCCCTCTGGCGAGGGGAAATGGAGTTGTGCTGCTTCCAGAATACGGTGATCAGACTGCGTCCGTGCTTGGCTGCGAGTGATTACATCTTGACCGTGTTTCTCCACTACTACACGAATAGCGTGTTTGCGGCAGTGGCGGGTGGGGTTGGGATTAACCACCTGAGTGCAGCGAGGTTCTCGGCGATGCCCTTCCCGTTGGCTCCCCAAGAAGAGCAATCTGTGATCGTAGCTGAGACTGAAGAGACACTGTCGCGAAATCAAGCTGGGGATGTCGCAATCACGAAGAGCCTTGTTCGCGCCACTCGCCTCCGCCAAGCCATCCTGAAACGTGCCTTCGAGGGCAAGCTCGTCCCGCAGGACCCTACCGACGAACCGGCCAGCGTCCTGCTGGACCGCATCAAGGCCGAACGTGACGCCGCCGCAGCAAGAGCCAAGTCCGCGAAGAAGAAGGCCCGGAAGAGAAAGGGGAAGAAGCGGTGAAGGCAGACCTCCACGACATCAAGAGGGTTTTCGGTTTGGGTTGGCGCCTGTTTCCTCCGTTCACTCTGCGACTCCTCACTTGGCAAGATGCATTTGCGATAGGTTAACACATGGATACCGTTACACCTGAGGCCCTTGACTGGTCACTGGCCCATATTGAGAGATTCGGCGACACGGACTTCTTTCCGGTCCCATTTGAGTTCAAAGCCATCCGACATTGCTGGACGTGGGTAAGAGACTATCTGGCCGGAACTGATATGGACAGTTACCAACCGCATGTTCCCCGTCACATTGCCGTTCCTAAGCCAACCGGCGATTTCCGAATAGCTGCCCAGTTGGCCCCCCTTGACTCGCTACTCTATACCGCCTTGATATATGAGGGGGCATCGCAGGTAGAGGAAGCCAGAGTTGCAGATGGCCTGTCGGTTGCTTGCTCTTACCGAATCGAGTTGGACGCCAAGGGGTCATTCTTTGCCCCTCGGCAGGGTTGGTCCAGTTTCCATCAACAATCAGAGCTGTTGGTCGATTCGGGGGAATACGAGTATGTTCTCGTGGCTGATATCACCGATTTCTACAACCAGGCATCACAGCATCGCATCGAGAATGCCCTGGAACTAGCGGGTATCTCGACGGCGCGTGCCAAGAACATTGAGCGATTCTTGTCCTCTGTTGCGGCCAAGCAATCCCGAGGGCTCCCCGTGGGGCCAGCGGCGTCAATTATCCTCGCTGAAGCCTGCCTGAACGATGTAGATTCTTTCCTCATGAGGCGTGGCCTTAGACACACGCGGTATGTGGATGACTTTCGGATATTCTGCTCCAGTCGGGGCGAAGCGCTTCAGGTACTACATGATCTTACATGTTACCTCTATACATCGCACCGTCTCGCACTGAATGCCGGGAAGACCCGAATTCTCCCGGTAGAAGAGTTCCGAGAAGAGGAACTGCTGGACCCTGAGGAGGAGGTGGAACGTGGTCGAATGGACCAATTGCTACTACTTGTTCAGGAGATTCTTGCGGAGTTTGGCGGCTACGGCGCATTTGAAGAACTCGATGAGGATGCTGTCAATGAGCTTGTTGATGACGCACGCCAGATAGGAGCACTCCGAGATAGTCTGGTCGTGATGTTCTCGGACTGTCTCTCTACCAATCCCCTGCATCTTGGGATAGCACGACATCTGCTACGCCGGGCGACCCAGCTACGCACGAACGTCCTCACAAGGATGGTATTCGACAATCTGGCGAAGTTGGGACCAGTATTTCGCGATGTGGCCATCTACCTTTGTGCAACCAAGAGCGCATCTGTTGAGCGAGGAGATACACTTGTTGACTTCCTCCTGAACAGTGATTGCGGGAAGCTACCGTTCTGTCGGCTATGGGGTGTTGAGATTCTGAATCGCATAGTGGGGATTGTCTCCTCGGAGTTGGCATGGCAGGTGGCGGAGCAGTCACCTGGAGGAGGGGACTTCAGGTCACTGGCATTGGTCGCGACCAGTCACAAGTGTGTTGACTGGGTTCGCGAACAGAAAGAGAGTTGGTCCCATCATGGGCCATGGGATAAGCGAGGAATCGTCTGGGCCTCACAGGTGTTGCCGAGAGATGAGCGAGGACCTTGGCTGTCTGTTGTTGAGGGAACGGGGGACCTACTGGACAAGGCAGTTGCGCAGTATGTTCGAGGCATTACATAGAGTAACGAGACAGCATTCAGAGAAGCAATGGCATGATGGACGCATGCGAATGAGTAACGACACACACCGAACGGCCAATAGGGCTCGGAGTTCTGTATGGCCACATCCGGCTAGTGAAGGCGAACAGGAGGCAGAGCATTGATGCGAAGGCAGAAAGCCTGGAAAATTGGGAGATCGCAGACAGATGCCCGATAGAGAGGACTTGGACATCAGGTACCACGCCGTGTGCGTGCTGGACATCCTCGGTCAGAAGCATGGCCTCGAAGGCTGGTCAGACGTCCCAGAGAATCTCGAACCCACACCTTCCTATCTCCACGCCTTGCAAAGGACAGTTGGTGTCGTCGTGAATCTCCGCGAGATGTTCAAGAACTTCTTCGCAACGTGTGACCGGGGATGGATATCCGGTGATGATTACGCACGGATGGATGCACAGCAACGCGAAGTCTATGAGCGCTACAGGGACTGCTTGCTGAGGACTCAGCAGTTCTCCGATACTTTCATCTTCTACTCACCTCTGATGAACTCATCGGGTGAGCTGAGTGCTACCCCTCTCTATAGAATTCTGGCCGCATGTTGCATGGCCATGTCCTCCTCCCTCGCCTCGAAGATCGCCGTACGCGGTGGAGTATGCATTGGAATAGGCGCTGAAGTAGCCCCACACAGCTTGTATGGACCGGCGCTAGCCAAAGCCCACTGGCTGGAGAACAAGATCGCCAAGTACCCGCGCATCGTCGTATCGCCGGAAGTGCCGTCCTTCTTGCGGCAGATGCGCACAAATCGCGATGAATGTCCTTCAGAGATCATGGCTTTGCTGGCCGAAGTATGTGAGTCCATGCTGTGCATGGACACCGACAACTGGCCCATTGTGGACTTCATCGGCAAGGGATACCAACAGATCGTGGGGGGTGAGAACGCCAAGGCGATAGAAGGAGTATCGAAAGCGTATTCATTCGTGACGTCCGAACGCAGGAGATTCCACCAAGACCAGGGAACCGGACTGGAGGAACGGTACGGTAGACTTCAGGACTACATGCAGTCGCGACTGCATCTGTGGGGGCTTAGCCCAGATGGTGAGAAGAACGAAGAATGAGCAACGACACGCAGCAAATCGTCAACAAGGCCTGGAGCTACGCACACGTCCTGCGGGATGACGGGCTGTCGTACATGGCCTACACGGAGCAGATCACGTTCCTGCTGTTCCTGAAGATGGCCGACGAGCAGACCAGGCCGCCGTACAACCGCGAGCCGATCGTGCCGCCGGAACTCGGCTGGCCGAGCCTGTTGGCCAAGGACGGGGACGACCTTGAAGTGCATTACCGGCACGTCCTGGAGGAACTGGGCCGCCAGCCGGGGATGCTGGGCGAGATATTCAAGAAGGCCCGGCAGGAGATACAGAACCCCGCGACGCTTCGCCGACTGATCGTGGACCTGATCGACGCCGAGCAATGGTCGTCGATGCAGGCGGACGTCAAGGGCGACATCTACGAGGGTCTGCTGGCCAAGAGCGCCGCTGAGAGCCCCAAGGGGGCGGGCCAGTACTTCACACCGCGCGAGCTGATCAAGGGCATCGTGGACGTGATGCAGCCGGGGCCGGGCGACACGGTGTGCGACCCTGCGTGCGGGACCGGCGGATTCCTGCTGGCCGCACACGACTACGTGACGCGCCACCACGGCAGGGAACTCGACCCGGACCAGAAGAAGCACCTGCGACAGGCGTTCGCGCGGGGCTGGGAACTGGTGCCCGCCACGGCGCGGCTGTGCATCATGAACGTTTTCTTGCACGGCATCAATGCTGTCCCCTGCCCGGTGACCTCCGGGCTGGACAGCCTGGCCAGCGACCCCGGCGAGCGGTTCAGCATGGTCCTGACCAATCCGCCGTTCGGCAAGAAGAGCAGCATCTCCATCGTCAACGAGGAAGGCCAGTTGGAGAAGGCCGACCACGCCTACGAGCGGCAGGACTTCTGGGTGGCGACGAAGAACAAGCAGCTCAACTTCCTCCAGCATGTCAAGACACTGCTGAAGATCAACGGCAGGTGCGCTATCGTCGTGCCGGACAACGTCCTGTTCGAGGGCGGGGCGGGCGAGACGGTGCGGAAGAACCTGCTCAAGCAGTTCGACGTCCACACGCTGCTGCGCCTGCCGACGGGTATCTTCTACGCCCAGGGCGTCAAGGCCAACGTGCTGTTCTTCGACGCCAAGCCCGCACAGGAAGCGGCCTGGACGAAGACGCTGTGGGTCTACGACCTGCGGACGAACATGCACTTCACGCAGAAGACCAACCCGCTGAAGCGGGCCGACCTGGACGAGTTCGTCGCGTGCTTCAACCCCGACAACCGGCACGAGCGCGAGGCGACGTGGAGCGAGGAGACGCCCGAGGGCCGCTGGCGCGGGTTCGACTACGCCGACCTGGTCAAGCGCGACAAGGCCAACCTGGACATCTTCTGGCTGAAGGACAAGAGCCTCGAAGACGCCGAGGACCTGCCCGAGCCGGACGTCCTGGCCCAGGAGATCGCCGACGACCTGCAAACGGCATTAGACCAGTTCACCGCCATCGCGGAGGGGCTGAAGGAGTAGCGGGGAGGGAGCCGGGACGGCGCGAGGACTGGAAGGGCCGTAGGCACAGCAGTACAATCTCAACGGTCGGCTAGGGAAGGACGGACACGGATGGCTTGGCATTACCTTGCAGTTCAGTTCCCGCAATGGTACTTCGAGTCAGAGTACAGCCTTGGTATCGATGCGCATTGGGGCAAGCTTGACGTCGAATCGTATGAAGCCGAGGTCCACGTCTTCTATCGAACCAGGTCTAGCGCAATCGCGCACGGACTCTTGGAGCTGTTCGAGAAGGAATACAGCCAGTCAGTAGATTCCGAGGCAAGGCCACGATTCCTTGCCGTCGCCGAAACGAAACTGTCCAACGCTGACCGTGTTCTCCATGCGGAAGCGGTTCAGCGTGTCGCCGATGATGTGAAAGATGCGCATTCTGTCACAGGTGGCCCAGTGTATCCCCGAGAGAAGGTCAGGGGAACGTTGGCACGGTGGCACGACCGCGCAAGAGACTGGGAGCGGCTGCTGGAGGGGCTGAACGAGGACGACAAGACCAACGGAGCAGGGGCTAAGGTCGGCCCCGATGACGTTCCAGAGGATAGAGGCGTAATGGATCAGGACAGAACCGAGGCTACGCAAGGGGGCGAGAGGATGTCAAGTGACACTGGCGAGACAGAAGCCAAGCTATCTGAGGTCGAACAACCGAATCGCGGTGAGACACAGGCTGACCTTGAAGACCTTGCCACGGGCACGGACAGCGCGATAACAGAAGCGTCCCCCCCACATGAGCAGCAGCAAGCGACGAGAACCCGGAAGGGAAGGAAGAGGCGAACAGGTACTGACGAGGTAGAACTGTTCTCCGCTCTCCTACTCCATCATCGGTTTGAAAGCAAGGACCCCAACCTGGAAGCCGCGAGCCAGAAGGAGATTCTTGCACTCCTGCCAGGCTGGACCCAATCCAAGGTGAGCCGCGCTATGAAGAAGCTCTTCGGTGAGAAGGGCATGGCGAGGTACAAGCGCTGCTGTGCGAGGGGCATGATCAACGGGTTCCTGAAGAGGCACGACGACGGTACGACCTCTGTTGAGGCCATCGACGAGAGTTGAATATTCATTTATGCAGTCGGTTTAGCATATCGCATAGAATTCTCCTCGCTCCCTAAGTCATTTGCCGACAAATCCTTTCACTTCGTCTCACGTCCATTCATCTGTTCAGCCAGCATATCTCCTTCTACTTGTGAATACGCGCAACACGGTTGCGTGACCAAGGACTCTCGGTTGTGCAAATACAAGGAGTACGACACATGCGGAACGCTGGAAAAGCAGAAACAAACGGTCAGTCATTGATCATGGCGCTTTCGGCTGCCGAGCTAGCGCAGGCCTTGGGCGTATCTCTCCGGCATGTCCATCGAATGAACACGGCGGGCAAGATACCTCGCCCGATTCGGCTGTCCCGATCAGTACGCTGGCCGATCCAAGAAATCCAAGCCTGGCTTGCTGCGGGCGCGCCCGACCGCCGGACGTGGGAAGCGATAAAGGAGGTGCCTTGTGACTGAACGGACAACGACACCTCCGCTGCTTCTGACAGCTCGTGAGGCGGCAAAGGCTCTGGCGATCTGCGAGCGGACCTTGTTTGCCTTGACGAAGAGCGGCGAGATTCCAGTCGTGCGTATTCGGCGAGCCGTGCGCTACGACCCTAACGATCTCCAGACGTTCATCGCGAAACGGAAGGCGGAGGGAACAGAGAACACCTCGGACAGCGCGAAGGCCCGACCGCCAAACCAGAACGCCGCCGATGCACCGCTTCGACTGAACCAACGTCACGGAAAGGACACCACACATGAGCAACGGACACCCGCAAATTGACCCCGAGTTCGCCGCGCTTCTGTACCCGCTTGAGGGCAGGGACAGGGAGCTTCTGGAGGAGAGTATCCTGCGCGAGGGGTGCAGGGACCCTCTGACCGTCTGGGATGGCATCCTCCTGGACGGCCACAACCGGCTGAAGATCTGCAAGAAGCATGGAATCGGATACCGTGTCACGACCATCGAGCTGCCCGACCGGATCGCGGCGATGGATTGGATCGACGCCAACCAGCTTGGCCGGCGAAATGTTTCGCCAGAACAGGCCCAGGTGATTCGGGGTCGACTGTACAACCGTCGGAAGAAGCAGGCAACGGGGTTTGATGATCGTAAGTCCAGTAAAACCTCCGTAGATCAAATTGATCCACGGGAGACAACCGCCCAGCAGGTTGCCCGCGAAACGGGCGTTTCTGAGGCCACTGTCAAGAGGGATGGACAATTCGTCGAGGCCGTCGACAAGCTCCGCGAGGCCCTGCCCGACCTCCAGGGACAGGAGTTCCCCAAGAGCCGTGTCATCGAGGCGGCGAAGCACCTCGACGACCTGGACGAGGCCCGTGCGATCCTGACCGGCAAGGCCAAGCGGGAGCAGGTGCCGACCGACGCCCTGGGCCAGCCCATCGAGGGAACCATCGCCGACGACTTCGCCCGGAAGGGCGAGATGCAGTCGCTGGTCAGCCAGATCAACAAGATCCTCGCGACCCTTCGCGACGGGGCCAAGAAACGAGATCCGCTGTTCATCGCCCTGAACATGCAGGCCATCGAAGTGGACCTCCGGGGCGTCCGTCACCGCCTGAAGAGCGCGATGCCCTACGCCATCTGCCCGTACTGCGCCGGCGACGGGTGCAAGGCCTGCCTGAAGCGGGGCTGGGTGGGCAAGTTCGTCTACGACCACGCACCCCGGGAGATGAAGGCATGAAGCTCCGTCCGTACCACCAGGAAGCTGTCGATGGCGTTCGTGAGGCGTGGAAGGAACTCGGGGGGGGCGGGCGGAGTGGGGGTGCCACATGACTCCCGGCGCGCTGGCCAGGGAATGCTGCGGGAACTGGACCAACGGTATTTGCCTCGGGGGCGGGTTCCGGGCTCTCCCAAACGGGGAACTACGCCACTTCGTTCTGGAGCAGGACGGTGAGCAGTTCGGGGGTCGCCCGTGCCGGGTGGGTCGGGGCCAGCGGTGCGAGTTCTTCGAGCGGATGGTCCTTCCGGTGGCCGAGTCGCCCGGCGAGGTCGCCGCCCGGACGACCTACGTGAGCAAGTTTCCCGTGGACCGTTTTGCCGGCACGGGGCGGTATTGCTCGTGCGGCGAGCCGATTCCGAGACGGCGTCGGGTGTGCGATTCCTGCCGCGAGGCGCGAAGGCGAGCCTCCCGGCGGAACAGCTACCACCGCAAGAGGCCCACTGGACAGTTAACCGATTTTCGCCCTTAGGGAGATGAGCAATGACAGGAGTTTACGAGAACCGGAGTCGGCGATATTGCGACCAAGGTACTTTGGGGCCGAGAACCCGAAATCAGGGCTTTAACTGTCCAGCGCGAGGGACTGGGGAGGTGCGACCATGATTGCTGCTGACTCGCCGGAGATTGCGGTCTACATCCCGGAGAACGAGAGGCTACGCGGCCTGCTGTCGCGCCTGCCGCATAAGTTGGTCCGCTACGCCGACCACGCCAGGCTGCTGCTGTCGCTCATCCTCGACAAGCGGTGCACCGGTCGACTGGACGCTGGCGACTGGGCGCGCTTGCAGTGG